TTTATGCTTTTCAGATTTTTCACCTTTAACAAATCCTTTAGGTGATATTTTTCCAGATTTAAGTTGTTTAGCTTCTGCTAATTCTTCGCCGTAAGTTTCTTTTCCACCAAAAGCTTTTCCGCCTTTAGCTAAAGCAACTCCCATTCCTCTTTGAGCAATTCCGCCGCCTCTAAGTGCAGCTCCCATTCCTCTAAGAGCAATACCGCCCCCTCTAAAATTTGATCTTGGTCTTATTTTAAAATCGTTTCTCATTTTTTTTACTCCTTGTTAGTACTTGTTGTTTTATTAGCCATCGTTCGAGCTATAGACTCGCCGGAGCGTCCTACTACATATCCACCAAGTCCAATTTGTAACAATGTCCAAACGTCACCTGGTAATTCAAATGTAATAACAGTTCCTATCATTAATCTTATAACAGGTCCAAGAATATAATTCCAGACTAATATAAAGATTAATACGTACATTAAAAGTGGTCTCCAACTTGCTGTAAACCAGCCTGCTTTAGCCTCTGCTTCAACAATAGATGCTGCCGCTTTTAATTCTTCTGTACTAGATTGTAATAATTGTTGATTAAGTTGAGCTTTTAATTTTTCTTGTAAATCTCTGTCTGGAACTGCTTTTTCAATGGTACTGAAAAGAATTTTGGCTAGTGGTGCAATAGCTCCAAGCATTGGAAGCATATTAATACCATTCAGCTTTAGATTTTTTTTCTGGTAACATTCTGCTCTGACCTTTTACTTGCACGCTTTGAGTTTCGTCTTTACTAGTAACTTCAACATCAATGCCACCTTTTTTGTAACCGTCAGAATTTAAGAATTTATTATGGTCTCCTACTTGAGTACCATAAACTCCTTGAGATTTATCTTTTTTATTTTTCATAAGCTTATTTATACCTTATTTTTTAAAATTTTCACTATCTTTTTTTAATTTAGCAGCCAAAACAGTCTTTTGTAATGAAGTATCAGCCCTCATTTTAGCTAAATGTTCAGTTTGCTGTAGTTTTTCGTCTTGTGTAGACTGATTCATCATTGCTTTCATCTTATCAAGGTTAATTCTTTCATTATTTTGTTGTTCTTTAGCCGCATTTTCTTGTGCTCTAAGATCTAACTCTCTAGATCTAAGCATTGCAATTGGATCATTGCCATATTGCGATGAAATTTGTTGTTCTTCTTTTAAAAATTCTTCCATTGCATCAGAAATCAATTGTGATTTTCTAGCTTCAATCTTTTCTTGAACCATTTTAGCTTGCATTTGCATTTGTTGCATTGCTTGTGGATTCTGTTGACCCATTTGTTGCATTTGTTGAGTCATCATTTGTAATTGTTGTATCTCTTGTTTAAATTCTATCTGTGCATGTTCTTGTGCCATGATAGAAATGTGTTCAAATATATTTTTCTCTAATGCAGCCATAACTGGTGGAGCATTTTTTGCCATATTTGTTGCCATAAAACTTAAATGCGAAGTGATATGAGATCTGTGATCTTGTCCAGGGAATGCTTGGAACGGTTTCCCTGCAAGAGCATCTATGTGTTCTAATGCAGGGTCCTTTGGTTGTGGTTGTTGAGGTCGTACTAAAATCTTATCAATATCTTTTACTCCTAATGCTTCATACATGTTTCTGTAAACTTCATATGTATTATGAATACCAGGGTTAGCTGCAGCAAGTTGCATTTCAGTTTGTGCTAAAGATATTCTTTGTGTTTGTGAAAATATATTTGGATCTGCAACTGGAACAATTGAAACACTGTCATTAAAATCATTTTGTTTAATTTGTCTTTGTCCACCTACTACATCATATGGATATACCGGAGGTAGATTAACTCTAAATTGTGTAGCTAATAATCCAAACTCTTGTTTTAAAGCTGCGTAAATTCTTTTATGAATAGCTGACATTGTTCTGCTTCCTCTTTCAAGTAAAGCAACCGTAGTACCAACAGCTGCTTGTTGATTACCATCACCCACTTGTAAATCAGCAATTGAAGCAAATCTTTGACCTGCTTGAACCACAACACCCATAAGAGCTAATAACGTTTGTGATGGCTCTTTAAATGGTAATGGCATAAATGAATCTTTAAGGTTTCCTCCTGGAGCATCAACATCTCTCCATTCACCTGGTTGAATAGGTTGTGAATCATCTCTAACTCTAATACCTCTTGATTTAAATCCAGCTGGTAAATTAGATAATGTACCTGCATCAATTAATTGTCTTAAAGCACTTGTTGCAGTTCTAGATAAACCACCAATCATGTGAATTAAACCAAATCCATAAAAACCAAGTCCTGGTAAGAATTTAAAGTGTACAAAATATTGAATCTTTTCTTTTTTAGGATCTTCTTGTTTCCAGTTTCTTTTAATGGATAAAACTTTTCTAGAAGTTTCTTCTACTGTTACAATGTATGGAAGTTTAATACCTGTGGGCTCACCAGAAGCATCCATATCTTCAAATCCTTCAATATCCAAATTAACATGACATTCTAATAATGTATAAACATCTGCACCTTGTGTTTTTCTAATTCCTTCTATTCTTCTCTTAGCTTCATCTAATTGATTAGTAACAGCATCATCATCTGTTGGGGTTAATTCTATATCTTTATAGAATCCTGATACTTGTTGTTTACGTAAATTGTTTTCAGAAACTTTAAGCACATGAATAACTGCATCAGCATCTTCAATAGAAGTTGCTGTGTAAGGAACAATTAAATCTTCTGCTTGAATAAATTGAGATACCGGTCTTCCTAATACTGAATCATAATAAACTTTTTTAAATGTAGAACCTGATAATGGTAAATAGAATAACATCTGATCAAACTCTGGTTCATACTCTTTCATGACATCCATAATTTGATAGTTCATGTATTCCTTGACTCTCGCTGCTTGCTGCTCCTTCTCAGGAGTTGTAGCTCCCATCACTTGAGTTCTAACGGGTCCATCTGCTGGTAATAATTCTTTATAAGCTAAAGCTTGAAACTGAGTTACAGCTTCTGCAAGAACTGGATGCGTTGCACCCGATGCTCCTCTGAAGGGCTGAGTTCTACGTTCGTATTTAAATCCTAAAAGATCTAAACCATTTGTATAAGTTCTTTCCCAATCTTCTCTTGATGATTTGTAATCTGTGTAATCATCCATTAGCTCTGAGCCAATAGGTCCTAAAATATCGTCTTCTAAAACTTCTGCTAAATTTGCAAAGTGATCTTTGCCAGCGTCTAGCTGCGGGCTGCGAGGGTCGAAATTAATGTCAACACTTCCGTCTGGATTTTCAGTTGTCTCAGTTGGCCCTTGTGGAGCTTCTTGATTAGCTGTAGCAACATCTAGTGCTACCTCGTCGGGGCGCGTACTATTTGTTATTGTATTTGGAAGCGACTTGTCTATTTCTGCCATTTATATTTTTCTCCGGATTAACTATCTTAACCTTTTTATCGGGCATATTCAAGCCTTGCGAACAGGGTCCTTTTAAAGGAGGTATAGTGGTTGTTAGTCTTTTAGTCATTAATTTAAACTTGTTTTGATAATTCTATATTTTTATTCCAGTCCTCTATCTCTTTTTGAAGATCCGGGTTATTTTTAAGAATTTCATTTTTTAAATATTCTTTCTCTTGTTCTATTTGTTTTTGTGTTTTATTTGATGTAACATCAGGGAAATAAAATTCATTATATGGAACAGAAGTTTCATCTAATCCAATAGCAGGTTGAGATTTTTCCCATTCAAAATTTGTTAAATTTTAAATTTTAAATTTTAATAACGGTAACTTGGATCATAATCAGCAACATCCAATTCAAATGTTAACAGATGCTCTCTATTGTTAAAATTGTAATAACTGTTGTCGTACTTGTAAAAAGTAATCTTAAAATTTTCCAAGGATATAGGTGGATCAAATGTTACTACCTTTTTATCAAAATCAGAACCTTTAAGTGCTTTGAGTCTACCAGGTGCTCTTGAAAAACCTATTTGAACATTACCACCTGAAGTGGTTGTATAGTTATAATTTTGAATGTTATCTGGGTCATTTGCATCGTATATAATAACTGCAAATTTTTGATTTGTTGCTATATCAACACTTTCAATTCGTTCTGCTGATTTGTTTCCAAATTCAAGTTCCATGATAAGATACTGAGGATCGTCTTTAAGATCATAATCAAAAACACTAACCAAACTTTGAATATCAATTGTGTGCGTTGTTTCGTTATTTAAAACAGTTTGTGAACATGTTCCAACGTTATCAGTTCCATAAATAACGTTGGTGTTATTTGAAGTATAAATTTGTTTATAAAATCCAAGTACACGAAATGGACTACCCGATGTGTAATTGGTATTTGTAAAATCGATTGTAAATGCAGTAGTGTCGTTTGTAATAACTATTCTATTAAGAACAGATGCATTGTTACCAGTACCATTTGGTGGAGGCAAGGTTGCCAAAAAAACATCAAATGTAATAGAAAGTGTCCGTAGGACTCGTT